TTATTTGAAAATGCAATTTTAAAACGAGGAGTACCTCGCCAAAAGTTATATTGAGACAAATGTTTTGCAAAATATTTGCCCAGTGAAGCTGGGGTAAGTTTTAATTCCACTGCTGATCTTGATGGTGGAACTTCTAAAGTTGTTACATATTGATATCTCCTTTCAGCAATTGCAGGAGCGATGGTTTCTCCTGATTTTACTTCTATTTCTGTATTGGTATTAATTTGAACATCCTCTTCTACTGTTTCTGAATCTGCTGGTTCATCTGGGGTTTCTGAAATTTCGTATCTAAGGGACGAGCTCTTATCTAGTCTGCGACCAATCTCACTATCAATTCGATTGTTGAGGTGGAAATATTCCAAGGGAGTCGGGTTGATATAGGCGGCTATAGCAACTGGCTCCGTTGAAAGATGTCCTCCCAAAACGTCAACCTGATAGTAACATTCTTCGTAGTTATCTATATAATCACCGGGGGCTTTCCTATTCCAATAGGGTTGCAATTTAAGTTCTTGATCTTTAAGAGAAAATTCTGTACCTGGTAACTGAAGAATATCATCAATGGGGAGGGGATCAGGATTTTCGGGATCTACTTGGGATCGATTCAACTGGGTGATTCTAAGTAACAAATTTGCAGTTGGAATAGATGTCATTCTAAATTGGACAATGGGATATTTTGAAACTAACTCATGCTTAAATAGATCATTGAAAATTTCTCCTTTAATGGGGTCTAATACATTGAAAATAAGCTGAGTGCTGGGAGATGTTATATACTGAGTTGATAGTTGTTCCCAGTGCTGATCGCACCGAGTCGTGTGATTGCCAATTTTCCCATAAGTATGCTCTGCATAATGCGAATCCGGATCATAGCCTTCGAAACGCAGGTTTTGAAATCTAGTTCCATCATCTATCTTAACTACTGTCATTGTAAGGGGTTGAATTATCTGTGCGTTATTCTGAATAAATTTATAAGTATCTGTTCTATCTAATTCATTAAGTTCTTCATTCTTTACTATATAGTGGTAACCTGTTGTATCTGCTGCTACATAATCTGAAATAACTACTTGATTTCCTGAATCCCACACGTCAATTGAGCTGGGAACGTCTCCTTCTTCTTTAACTTGACTATCGAATACATAATAGAAATTATCTGCCATATTGAAATCAACACCGGGGTTTATTGTCATTGAAAATGTTGTAAGTTTTGGTGTGGGACATGGTTTCTGATTGTATGGTAGGGGAGTGTAACAATGAAGTTGGAGGGGAGCCATGTATACTGTTGGTGTGTAACTGGTTGGAAGGCCATCTGTGTAAATGTTATCTGTAGCTTGTGTAATCCTAAAACCGGCACCCATAAGATCGTTAGGGGCATAATCATCTCCTGTAATTGGTACTGTTGGGGTAAGGGACATGAAGGGGGTTGCAACATAAATTTCTGGTTCTTCTGACGGGGACCATTCGAATGTAACTCCTCTCTTATCAAATCCAAGTTCTATATTATATCTAACACTAGCCATAAGGGGAAGTGGACAAGTCAGTTTATATACATTAATTGCCGAAAAGTGCTTAAATTTCTTCATATATGAAACTATTCTATTGTTGTAGGAACCTCTATACTGTTTACTCTCTGTAGGATTGACTAATTTCCAACAATTTAGATGCTTAGGGAGGGGATATGACATAAGGTAATCTACTTCGGGAAGACTAAGTTTATCTTTATCTGTAAGGTGAATAACATCGACTAATCCGGAAGGGGTCATTTCTGAGGTAACTATACGATTTTGAGTTCTACCGGGAACGGGGAATGACTTTTCAATTGCTGTTGTGGATAGTTGATTTGAATTATCGAATACTGAATAAAATTTACTCTCTATCTTGGATGGTTTGTTAATATCTATTTTGGTACGTTGAGTCGTTGCATGGGTTTCTCCTGAATCCATCTGATTAATTTCAAATTTTGCACAGGAACAGGTATGGTGACAACGCCATAGTTGATCGCGGGACGAAACACAAACACATTGATCTACAAACTTGTTACAGCCCTCACAGAAGGTTTCACATTTACATTTACAATGTGACTTATAGTAGTCACATTTCTCACACTTTGCTGACGAATCTGGTTCACTATCACTATCACTATCCTCTATACAAGGACCATCATTCTCATCTTCAGCACACGTACATTGATTAACATGAAGGAAACAATTATCACAAAACTCATAATCACACTCACATTCTGCGGGACAATAAATAATTTCATCTACACATATGGTACTGCCATCGGAATCTTCGCAAAATTTGGGTTCTTTATAGTCGGGGAGGGCAATGAATGAGGCGGTGGATTGTTTAAGCAAACTAAGGGAGGATCCATCTCCATTTCTAATTTCAAGAATTTGACCGTTGGCAACTGCGAAAAGTGGATCGATACTCTGATATACATTGAATTCATTGACTTCATATTGACTAACTAATCTACCATCTACTCTAATCGAATTTTCGGTGCAACAAATTTTCTCATCATAATATCTATCGTGGGGGACTGCTGCGCTGTAATCGGGGACAACTAAATGACCGCAGCATTTATCAAGACAAGTACAAACTACTCTAAACGCTCCTCCTTCGTCGGGAATTTTGTAACTATTGAATTGGGTGGTTGGTACAACCTGGTTGTGGTAAGAACTATTGTTCGCGCCCATAACTTTTAATACATTCTAAAGACAGCTAACTGAAATTTTGGGATATTTATCGAAAAAGTGAATATCCATATTGGAAGCAATATAAAATCTATTTCTAATTCGTTTACATCACTGTCTTACCCATAGCCATGCTATGGACTTCTTCATTGGCATCAATCCAATTAGTGACACAACCGATTAAATGATGTTTAAGATCTTCATCACTGCAAATTCTATTTTCTATTGTTGATTTAAAATATTTAAAATACGTATAACCATGCCTAGCTGACTCATGTGCTGCGTTCTTAATTTGGTCTTTAATGGTCGT